ACCTTTTCGTCACGTTCGATTATTACGTGGTGAAGCTTTTTGCAGTTAACGTTGCGCGGGTCAAACTTGGCAAACCCCCACTCTTTAAAGTCGGTGATCATCATGGAAAATTGGCATTGAATAATCTCCTCTGGCTTGATGTAACCATTGTGAGCAAAATCAATCCATACAGCGCTAGACCATGGGCATTTTAACTCAAGCCCTTTCTCTTGGCCTGCAATTAAACCGTCTGGACTGCACCCTGCTCGCATTTTTCCGTCTTGATAGATGAATGCTATGCTATCGATTACTTCAAACGTTGCGGCGCTGTATGCGTCGTTAGCTTCTTGCTCGTTGTCCTTTCCCCATTGTAGCGGCCTAGCTTTTATTTCATCAGGAAGCAATCCAGTTGCCACACTAGCCACTAATTGACTCATGTAAGTCTGGCGAGTTGCTGACGGTATCATTGGTAATCTATTTCTAACAAAGTCTGTGCACGCTTGTTTTGTGCCAGTAAATACCTCGCCTTCAAAGCTAACTGAATTAACGCCGCGCTTATCACCTGCGATAATTTCAATGTTTTTAGGGAATGGAGCAACCGATCCTTTCATGAGCAAGATGTAAGCGTTTGACGCCGAAACAACGCCAGCTTTTGATCGGTGCCACTGATCTGTTCCCTGCTCAATCTTGGACAAATCAAAGCCAAGCGTTTCACTATGTAGCTGCTGCTCTTTAATGAAATCTCTCATGATTTATTTCTCCTTGCCCACTTACTTTTTTCGGCGGTTAACTTGTTTAGAGCGCTTCTTGTTGGTTTTAGTTGAGATTCAGCAAGCAACGCTCTAGATTTGTAATGTTCGATGTTTACATTTAGCTTTTTTAGTTCATCTATAATCGTTAAATTTTGATTCCTCAACCTAATCAGCTCGTCCTTTTCGGTGCCTGATAGCATAATGTGACTACTCATGATTTGGCATTCTCCATATGTTCAATTACTTTTACCGATTCTTCGGCGGTTACATCTTCGAGTGATAAAACTTCGTGGCCCAGCTTCTTACTTAGCCATGGTAAGTATTTGTCTTGTGGCTTATCGGCAAAAAGGCTAATTAGTTTATCACTGTAATTTTCTACCGGTGTCGGAGTGATATCTTTTTCAGTATTTGGATCGAATGCCATGTTCATTCCCTGCTCGCACATCTGAACCATTTCCGATGCGTTGGGAAGTCGGCGACATAAGCGGTGAGTAACAGCTTTGCAGCCCATTCGATCGTACCAGTCAACCCACGGACCAAATCCACTCGTCTTGCTGGCTTTCTTTACTTTGTCGATATCGGCCTTGGTCATTACCTCAATAAGAAGCTCGCCATTATTTAGCTTGGCATATGAGAAGCAAAGCAATAAGCTTCCGCGATCCCCAAATGTTGGCCGGTAATTATAGTGCTCGCCGTTTTCGTCCATCCAGTAATCGAACGTGTCATTTTCATAAACGGCCTTTGATGCCATGGCTGCTATTTGCCCAGACATACGGGCGCGCTTTATAACACCATCAATCATTGGTAGGTATTGAGCTTTCTTCACCCACCCACCGGTTGCTTTGTCTTTGGTGTTAAACGTGACCAAAGCGGCCTCTTTATTATCTGGCACTAACCCATCTCTTGCGCACATTGTTAGTGCCATGATAATAGAATCTTGATTGGCCTCTCCTAAATCCTTACTCTGGACCATGGCAATTGAGGCGCACCGGATAAACTGGTCAATGGTAGTTCCTACCGGTAGTATGGCCTCCACACCGGCGGCTAAAAGCGCGCTACCTAGTTGATTTTGTACTGTTGCTAATTCCATTTTAACTCCACATTTTGTTAGTTGCTTCATGCTACATCAGTTAAGTGATTTAACTGCTCTGACCAGTTAGGGGGTTTCGCCGCGCGCTTTCTTAATAAATGAAAGAGCCGTCTCGTATAGAAGGTCAGACTGTTGCTCGTCTATACCGTGTGGCTGTCCGCATAATTCCATTACTAACAAACCTAAATCAAACCCGTTTGGTGCGGCGGCGATAAGGTTCATATTAGCCACCTGTTCAACCCCGATTTCTCCGTCATAAAAAACGTCCATCTCGCAAATGTTAACAATGTTGTCATCGCTTCTTTTGCTCGTGGTTATAATCATTTCTTTTTCGCATCCGCAGCCATCAAAAGAAAGCCATTCGCCCTGCGTAAATTGCTTTTCCATTATTCTATTCCCGTTAGTTGTTTGGTGTCGCTACATTACACCCTGGATGGCTTGGAACATATCCGACCAGTGGAGTGTTGACTTGTGTCACATTAAGAGTAACATTAACCACTCATAAGTAAAGGAGTTAACAATGCAAAAAATACCAGTAATAGTAATACGGACTAAGAGCCATAAGACGATGCGTCTTGATGACGATCTAATAATGAAGATTCAGGAGTTGGCCAAAACCGAACGTCGCAGCTTTGGCAATATGGTCGAAGTCTTATTATGCAAGGCGATGAAGGGGAGCAAGTAGCATGAATAAACTTGAGAAGTTAGCAATTAGAATCGGCCAAATATCCGATGAAATAAAAGAATTTAAAAGCCAGCGCGAAATAAACTTAGAGAAATGCCACGGTTCAGAAGATGAGGACTTTGAAAACGATCGAGGATTTATTGACAAGGATGCTGGACAAAAAGAAAACTGCTTGTTTACCGCTTACACGTGGGTTAAAGCGTGTCGCGCATTAAATGAATACACGACCTTTGACGAAACCATTAGAAATTATGGTTGCTTAAATTGCATAGGCGCACACGATGCCAAGCAAAAAATTGGATTTCTAAAGCAAGAGCGCGGTCGATTAGTTGGCAACATATCAAGAATAGGCAAGTCTCTATGAGCGCTAAATACACATTCCTGGCATGGGAAACCCCGATTGAAAACGCGCCGTTAAAGCTCGCTCTTTTGCAATTGGCCAACAATGCAGACGATGCAGGGTTTAGTTATTACTCGATATCTAAGATGGCTGTATCGTGCGGCATGAGCGAAAGAACGTTTATGCGTAAGATTGGCGAGTTAGAGAAAACGAGCATCCTAACAGTTGAAAGGCGAGCGAATCGACCATCACTTTATACTTTAATTGGCGATGAAATGGGGGTGACACTGTGTCACTTACAATCCGCCGAGGTGACAGAGAGTCATGGTGAGGTGACAGAGAGTCACTTAGTAGGTGACAGAGAGTCACACGATCCTAACAATTATCCTGTCACCCCTCCTAACAATAAAGATCTATTGCTCGAAAAATTAGAAAACGCATTCGATATTTTCTATTCAGCAGGTCTAGTTAAAAAATCTAAGGTCAAGGCGCTATCACTTTTTAAGTCGTTAGTTAAACAAATGGGATGCGACCCAATGGAATTTGCTGAGTTGTTAAAGAGCGACGTCCAATACCGTATTAACAACAATCAATTTGGGATTGACAGATTGCACCCGTCAACCTATCTAAACCAACAACGATGGACGGACGAACATGAAACAGCCAAGCAAAGTAACGATGGAAATGCTCAAGGGGATCGTAAACTCTCAGCGGCAGAGCGCATCCGAGAACGTAACGAACAAACCTATGGAGCACAGCAGCCAAGCGGCGGATTGGGTATGGCAGCAGATGGCGGAGATTTACGGGGAAACGTGGGTGAGGGAGCATGGCGAGAAACCATCGATCATGTGGAAGGCAGCTCTTAATAAACAATCTCAGTCAGAAGTTAAGCAAGCTGTTGCGGAAGTTGTTAATCAAGCGATTACTTGGCCACCTAACTTACCGAAGTTTATCGAGCTGTGCCAAGGTGGTCAAATAGACACGGACGAGGCGTTTAACCGCATGATCGCCAAAAAGCCATGCAATGGGGCGGCTGAATATGAAACGCGTCAGGAAGTGGGTTTTAGGTGCAAACAACAGCTACCAGAAGATAAGGCGCGAACGTTATTTAAAAAAACGCTACTGCGAAATATTCAATGCGTTAAAAATGGTGAACTAAAAGAGCGCGAAGTTAATCAGGTGCAGATTGCTAGCCCCGAAACTTTCCGCAAAACTGAAACTTTAGAGCAGCGTAATTCCAGGCTTGATGATGAAATTTCAGCGATGATTAAAAACAAGGTTCGGTTAATTGGAA